AGTGCAATTTGGGATGCTAAACCAGCAGGCACAGTATTGATTTCTAATACTAATGCTAGTGACTCTTCTTTGTCCATCGACTACCGTAAAACTTCATCAGATGACTTAGTTAACCAAAAATTAACTAAATTCACTGGTTGCCGTGGCTCAGTAGATTTAACAGCAAACTTAGGTGAAATTCCTAAACTTAAATTTAGCTTTAAAGGTAATGCTTCTGTACCTACAGCTAATCCAATTGTTACTCCAAAGTTTGGCGCACAGTTAACTAATCTTGCCCCTACAGTTCGTCAGTCTAGCATTATCGCTTTACCAGCATTACCTGCGGCTGCTTCTGTTTTAACTTCTAACCCTGCCGCGGGTACTTTTATTGCTCCAGTATGTCCAGCACTTAAGGCTACTGCTGCTGGCGTCATCACAGTTGATACTACTAAATTTGCTGTAAATGACTGGGTTATTATTTCTGGTGCTACCGGCTCAAATGGTATTAAATACAACATTACTACTTATGTCTTATCAATAAATGCAACTGCCGGTACTATCTCTGTTCCTGCATTTACTGGTGCTGGTGCTGATGCTGATGGTCAGTTAATGGTTGCTAACTTAACCAAATTCAAACCTTTCTGTTTTGCTACTTTACAAGCTAATAACTTCTTTGGTTTTGACTATCAACGATATTTAACTGGTTGTGATGAAGGCTTTGGTAAAGGCGGTGTTGCTACTGATGTTTCTATCTCTATCCTAGAAGATCAAGCAACTCTTACAACTGCTGGTGTTTCTACAGGTATTACCTCTTTTGACCCAGAAGCTAACATTTCAAATTTCTTCTATGTAAGTATGCGTTTTGGCACTGGCGCAGGTAAATATATTACCTATGCTTGGAATAAATTGCAGCTTGCAGATACAAAAACTGGTAAGATTGGTTCGTATTTTGCGCGTGACCTTACCTTTAGAAATACAGGCAAATCATTCCTATTTATGGAATAACAAACCGGCGGGTTAATAGCCCGCCATTTTTTACTTAGAGGACAATCTATGAAACTTTGTGTGAAGTTACAAACCCCAACTATTGAATTGAAAATTACTGCTAAAGATGCGGCGGGAGTTAAAGATTCTTTCTTAGTGGGCTTCAAAAGATATGAAATTTCTGCTACTGATGCAAAACTTAAAGAATTGCAAGCTGTAATGCAAGAAACAATTGAGGATAGTACTGAATCTGGTACTGCTAAATTAAGCTCTTTTATCAAAGGTGAAATTGCTTACTTGAAACAAATTAAACTTGACCTTGTTGATGAAAATGGTGCTACTAAAGAAATAACCGTTTTGGATACTCGTACAGTTAAGCCGAATGAAACTCTGTGGGGTACTCCTGATGAATGTTTAGCTGTCCTCCTAGACCTTTATCTAGCGTCAGCACCCTATAGAGTTTCCCTAATATCTGCTATGCAAAAAGCTTTATTAAATAATGACTATAGCGAAGCAGAAGCAAAAAACTAGAAGAGGCTGGTCAGTTTCTTGGAAAAATAATACTTAATGTTCGTCATGAACGAAAAGTAGCAGTAGCAAAGCAAGAAGCACAAGAATTTGCTGTTGCATTTCCAGGAATGAAACTTGAGGAAGATGTTGCAGAAGAAGAAAATGAACTTGAATACTTCTTTCTTTGGGATACTAAAGAAAAAGTATTTGATATTTACAAAATTCTTCGCAACTATCTTTCTGAGTATTATGGAATTGACTCAGCCGTACTTCTAGCACTTATTAAGGAACTGGATGTTCCAGTAACTAGAACTCTGCATGATATACCTTTTATACATGCAGGATATTTAGATATTATTTTGCAAGAGAACTCAAATGGCAGCGACTCAAGAACTGAAAGTTAAACTTAATGTTGATACTGAGGGCTATGCTGCCATTGATAAATCGTTAGATAATACGATTGAAAAGCAAAAAGAAATAGTAGACTTAAGCATTGAGCTTGTTAAGGTTAATGATAATATCAAGTTGCTTGAGGGTGAGAAGTTAGCTGCTACGGAAAAATTAACTGCTACAATCCAAAAGCTCAATGATAATGAGCGTCTAAATGCCGCGCTTGCTGAAAATGCTGCTAAAGCTGCTATACGTAGTTATAATGAACGCATTAAAGCTACTAATGAATTGTTAGATAAAGAAAAAACTATACTAGCAGTATTGCAAGATACTGCTAAAGCTTATGAGAAGATAAACTTAACCGATATAACTCCTAGAAAACCTCCTGCCCTTACTGCTGGACTTACAGACCCAAACGCAGCCCCAACTACTATTGCAGGTTCTCCTTCTGCGTATAACCCATTTAGTATGGGAACTAATTTTGAAAAATCTAAAGCTGCGGCAGAAGCGGCTATTGCTGATTATTATGAAAATCAGACAGTATTGGCTGCAATGGCAGCTAAGAAAGAAAAAGAATTTCAGGAACTAATGGTATGGTATGCTGAACGTGCCGCAGAAGATAAAGCTAGAGCTGAACGTGAATATGTTAAGCAATACGAACAATTATTAGAAGAACAAGAAAGAGCCTTAAAAGCATCAGAAGAAAGAAAACTTGCTATAATTAAGCAATATGAAGAAGCTGCGGCAGCAGTAGAAAATATGCGGAATCGTCAAGCTAAAGAAGCAAGTGATTATCGTGCTTTCTTAGAACAAGCAGATGCTAATAGACAGAAAATAGTTAAAGCGTCTACAGAAGCTATGTACGCTGAGTTATTCAAATCTACTTTGGATAAAGCAGATTTAATGGATGATGTGCAGAAAGCCGTTGATAAAGCTAATTACATTGCTGAGAAAAGCCGTTTAGTTAAGGAAAAACTAGCTTCATCTGCTACTACATCTGCTGTTCCAGAAAAACAGCAAGAACATACAGAAGTTATTGATAAGAATACTGCCGCATTACATGCTAATGCTAAAGGACTTGAAGTTGTATCTACAAGACATAAAAGCCTTGTAGGACATATTGCTGAGGTTATCAGTATCTATGGCGTATTAAATACTACCGTTAATCTAGTCCAAGAAGCCCTGCTTAAGATTCCAAAGTCCGGTATTGAGTTCCAAGCTACACAAGCATCTGTGTACTCTGTTTTTGGGAGTGAAGCTGGCGCAAAGGATTTGAAATACTTAGTTGACCTTGCAGATAATGCTGGACAAAATCTTAAAGCTCTTGAAACTGCTTATAGAAGTTTTGCCCCTTCTGCTATGCTTGCTGGAGCTAGTCAAGAAGATGTTAATCAAGTCTTTAGGAATTTTACTGAAGTAGGTACAGTTCTACACCTTCCAGAAGAAAAAATCAAATCAGTTTACCTAGCGTTAGAGCAAATGTATGCTAAAACAACTGTACAGTCTGAAGAACTTAAGAAACAATTAGGTAACGTACTCCCAGGCGCAGTAGAAATTGGCGCTAAGGCTATGGAAAAAACTCCACAAGCCTTTATGAAAGCTATGGCTAATAATGAAATTATAGCTAAAGAGTTTGTACCTAAGTTTGCTACATTATATAGAAAAATCTTTGGCGGTGAAAATGATGAAGTATTTAATTCTACTAGAGATAAACTATTCTCTAACTTAAACCGAATTGTTAATCAGTATGAATTATTCTCAAGGGAATTATTTAATACTACTGAAGATACAATGAATAGTGTTGTTAGAGTAGCTGGCGATTTATTAAAAACCTTAGCTAATAATGCTAGGGCTGCTACACAAGTAGTTGCTGCATTTGGGTTATTAGCTGGAACCGCTACCATAGGCGGTATAGCTAAACTATCTACTGAACTTGTAGCTGTTAAAGACCATACTGGAGCAATTACAGAAGAAATAACTAAAGGCGAGCTTTGGTTACGAAAATTTGGTTCTACTGGGAGAGCCATATTTAATCCATTAACTATAGCAGTAGGCGCTACAGCAGCAGCCTTTGCAGGACTTATTACTTCTGTTGAAAATTCTGATTTTGCCTATGGAAAATTTACAGGTACTTCTGATAAAGTAGTTGCAAAATTGCAGGAAGTATATCTTGCACAAGGAGAAGGTGCAGATGAAGCTGGCAGAAAACTTCAAGAACTTGCAAAACTACAAGATAAATCAAATAGTTTATATATTGAGTATGGAGAACAGCAAGTCAGAGTAACTACTATATTACAAGTAATGTGGGATAGAGTTGCTACTACTGTTAAAGATACATGGGCAACAATTAAAAATACACTAATTAGTTTTGATGATTGGTTTACAAACACTTTTAATTTTTCTATATCTAAAACTTTAGAAGATTTAAATAATAAAATTAAACAATTAGGGGTTGAGTATCAGAAAGGATTGGGCGGAATAATTTACGCAGTATCTAATATGCACATTAACTTAGATGATAATAATGCAAATAAAGATTTAAGCGTACAAAAACGTATTACTAGAGGCTTAAAAGCTATAAAAGAAGCTTTTGCTAAAGGTATTGCAGATTATGAAGAATATGGTCGTACTTTGGACGAAAAAGCCACTAAAGAAGGTAGTTCTCCTGGAAGTAGAACAGCACTATCCGTATTAGAAGAAGCTGCTAAAAGAGAAAAAGAAATAGCACAGCAAAAATTAAAAACTATGCTTGATGTGCCAAATCAGGATTTTGGAAATAACCTTGAAAATAACGTTGAAAAAACTAAAAAGCAGTATAATGATATGTACAAAGCCCTTGCAAGGGATAGTGAAAATTATTCTGAAACTGTAAAAGCTAGTTTAGTAGAAGTTGCAGATAGTTATGCTAGAAACCTAACAAGTATCAAAGGTTACTTTGAAAGTAAACTTACTTTAGAAAAAGAAGATTTAAACCATCAAATTGAAAATGCTAGAAAAGCTTTAGAGATTGCACAGACTAGCGGCGATGAAGGTAAGATTGAGCAGTATAAAGATAACATAGAGAAGCTACAAAACAAATTAAATACATTACAGGCAAGTGTTACTAAAGAAGAAACAGCAGCACTTACAGCATATGAAACTAAACTTAAAGAAGTAGAAGCTACATACTTGGAGTTTATTGGTAAAACTGCTGAAGCTTCTTCTATACGTTTTGATGCTCAAAATGCTGCACTTATGCAACGGCTTAAAACAGAGTCAGAAGCTACTAATACTAATACAGAAGCTGAAAGAGAAAAAGCTGCTTCTGCTTTAAAGTGGATGCAAATAAGTAAAGCTAATAGTATTTTAGTTGGGCAAGTAAAAGAGATTGATGAGCAACGTACTAAAATCAATGATGAATATAATGCAAGTATTAACAAAACAAATATACTTGTACAGACTGGAGCTATTGGGCAGTATACTGCTTGGGTTCAACAAACTGAGTTTAATGATAAACGTATAGCGCAACTTGAAAAATTAATAGAGAAAGAACAAGAACAAATTGATCTTGCAAAACAGTCTGGAGCAGTAGACCCTAAAGAAATAGATAAGCTTAAGAAACTTAGAGATGAACTTGATAATTTCAAACTTACTTCTGATGTAGTAGCTACACATTTTGAAGAGGTATTTACCCGCTCTTTTTCAGAGGCTTTTACAGGATTTGCTACAGGTACTAAAACTGCTAAAGAAGCTTTCACCAGCTTAGTAAGTTCTATGATTGGAGAATTGCAGAAACTAATTGCACAAGAAGCAGCTAGCCAATTATTGAAAGGAATGATTAAACCGGCCATTGGTAGTTTTTCTGGAGATACTGGTTTATTAGGAAGTTTAGGAAGTTTATTTGGAAGTAGTGCTAGTGCAGGTAGTGCTGGAGGTCTTGGAAGCTTTCTATCTAGTGCAGGTTCGTTTATCGGATTAGCTAATGGTGGAGTAATGCAGGGTAATGGTATTTCTGCACATTCTGGTACTATAGTAGATAAACCTACAGTATTCCCATTTGCTAAAGGTATTGGGTTAATGGGAGAAGCTGGCGCAGAAGCTATCTTACCATTGCAACGTAATAAAGCTGGAAAGCTTGGTGTTAGTGTAGAAAATAGTGGACAACAGGCCGGAAATGTGTATAATGTTAGCATAACTGTGCAAAGTAATGGTAAAGAGCAACCTTCCGATTTGGGTGCAAAAATCGGAGAAGCCTTTATAAGAACAATAGCAAAAGATGAGATTGCTAATGCAGCTCGCCCTGGAAATATCCTAAATAAAACTACTAATTTCGGTTAATTATGATTATTGCATTACCAGTACCGGCTAAAGTAAGTTACGATAGTGGCAAAAAGGTATCTTTTAGAGATATTTCTGCCCAACTAGGTGATGGATATGTACAAGTAGCACAGCAAGGCATCAATTCTAGGTATGATACATGGAATGTAACTTGGGGAGCTTTAACACTTACCGAAAAAAATACTGTAGTTGGGGTATTAGATACAGTAGGTAGTTGGAGTATGCTTTCATGGAAACCTTGCTTTGAAACTGTAACGAAAAACTTTCGTATGTCTAAAGAGGGTTATACTCTACAACCTCTAGGTAAAAGTGGTTTATATACCATTTCCTGCCAACTAATACAGGCATACGATTATGCCTAGTATAAATGATGTAATCTATAAAAGTCAATTACCCAAGTATGTAGAACTTTTTGATATAGACTGTACTAAGATTCCTAATATAAATGCAGTTTTTAGATTAACGTCTAATTTTATTGACGATAATACGCTTGTACAATTTAATGGACAGCAGTATAGTACATTTCCTATAGCTATTTCAGGTATATCCCAAAAAAGTGACGGCGCTTATCCAAGACCAATCTTAAGCATTTCTAATATAAATGGCGATATAGGCAGATTTGTACTTGAACATGAAGATATTATTGGGGCAAAAGTATTTTACTATAGAACTTTTGAGATATACTTAAGAAGTAATTCTTCTGTCTGTGCGCCACCGTTTACATTTTTTGTTGGTAGAAAAACTGCACATACTAAAACTACTATCAATTGGGAGTTACGCCATACATTAGATAGAGAGCGTACTTTTCTTCCTGCTAGACAGATGTTAAAAAAAGATTTTCCAGGTTTAGGGGATTATAGGCATATCGGATGATTACATTAAACTATAAACAAGAACAAGCTATTAAAGAACATGCGCTTAATTGTTATCCTGAAGAAATGTGCGGTATTATAGTTAAAGATGAGTTTATACCTTTAAAAAATAATTCTGAAGAACCTTTACATTCTTTTAAAATTTCCCCTAAAGATATTTCCGAATACGCTGGAGATATTACTGCGATAGTACATAGTCATTGTCGGGATAAGAATATCCCAGAAGTTTTTGATACACGTACTCCAACTGTAGCAGATGTGAAAGGACAAAAACTAACTAATGTACCTTGGTTGATTGTTGCTACAGAAGGTATTGAAGTTACCCCACCTATAGAAATTCCTAGAGAACCAAGCGCAGAATTATTCGGCAGACCTTTTATCTGGATTGTTAGTGATTGCTACAATCTAGTATATGATTATTATAAATTCTACCTTAATATAGAATTAAAAGGACATTTGCAAGAAGTAGATTACGTGGATTTCTTAAAAGTAGATGGTTTTCTTGACCAATATTTAGAAGAGTATTCTTTTAAAGAAATTCCATTACATGAAATAGCTAATGGTGATTTAATTGTATTAAATATGGGTAGAAAGGCAAGAAATCATCTAGGTATTTTTCATGATAATACGATAATACACCAAGGCATAGTTTCTTGCCAAGAACCCTTTGATTATTACATAGGAAGAATTGCAAAGGTACTGCATTATGTTGGTTAATTTATTCATTGACGCTAATACGGTAGAAAGTTTTGATACTCCTTTTAATAATGTAAGGCAGATTCTTAATTATATAAAAAATACTTATGATAAGAAAATATCTGATCTTATTATAGAAAATGAGTATAAATATATTGTAATATCAAAGCAAGAAGATAAGCCCCCAATTCAATTGTACGAAGAAACTTTATTTGCTTCTTTAGATGAATATGATATTCTTTTACTATATCCTGAAGTTAAAGGCGAAGAGCCTATTAGTATGACTGCTATATGGGCTAGTGTAATGACAGGGCTTACTTCTGTTGGAGTAGGCGCAGCTACGGCAGCTTTTTTAGCAGAAGCGGCTGTATTTTTAGTACAAATTGGCATTGGACTTGCATTAAATGCAGTTATGAATTTGCTTTCCCCAACTCCTGAATTTACTTCTGACCCTGCACAAGCCCAAAAGAAAAGTAACTTATTCAATAGTAGTCCTATGATACGGGAGCAAGGTGGTAGTGTACCTTTAATTTTTGGTGATTGTTTCTGTGGAGGTGTACTTATTTCGTCTGGAGTAACTACGGATGAAAACGTAGGTAATACTACTAGCGCAGTAACTACACCTACTTTTTCTGGAGCTATTTCTCCTATTGATTTAACATTTGTAGATAGTGTCGAATTAGTAAATTTAGAAGGTAAGTATATTGATATAACTATCCGATGGAATTATTCACCACCTACAAGTGGGATAGCTTCTGATGGATTAGCTATATTTACAATTGATGGAAATACCGACTATCTATATAGCCCAATAGATTTAGCAAATTCAGCTTCACTAAATGAAGTTGATGTTACAACTGTTACTCCAAATTCTTATACTGTGAGTGCTTCCTATTATTCTAAGATACGCTTTGGTATTGCAGAATACCGTATAATAAATGACCAAAAATATTACGGAACTATAGTACAACCGCAAACTTGGATATATAATTGGGAAGGTAGTTAATGCTTGAGCATAATTTAGTAATTTATGGCGAAGGTGGTAAAGGTGGAAAAGGACATACTCCTACAGAAGCATCTGACACTCTAATAGCTATCCAGAAAGTAAGTTTACTTATAGCAATTTCTGAAGGTGAGATTGCTAATGTAGATAATGTATACCTTAACCAAGTTCCAATTGCTGACTATGAAGCTACTTGGGAATGGCGTTCTGGACTACCTAATCAAGATATTATTGCAGGCTTTTTAGATAATCGCCGCCCTAATGCAAGTTTTTCTCCTTCTGCGTTAAAGTATCTTATAAATCATATAAATACTATAAAGGGTGATGTAGATGCTTGCCTAGTTACCCTTACATTAGCCTATCTACGAGTAATGCAGGATAATGGTGATGTAGTTGGAAATACTGCAACTTATGTTGTGTATACGCGGATAGGTGTTTCTGGTACATGGTCTAAAGCATTAACATCTACTAAGACCGGCAAGTGTTCTAGCAATTACAGCTGGGATTTATTAGTATATCGTCCAACTGGAGTTGGTGTTAATGATTTATGGCAAATAAATGTAGTTAAGGAATCTAAGGACGGTGACTTAAAACATGGAGATAATACTACATATACGCAATTAGTAGAAATTCGGTATCAAAAATTAAACTATCCTAATACTGCATTAGTTGGTATTACGCTAAAAAATCCAGATCAATTTAATAATGTAGTTCCTGAAATTACATTTAAAGTAAAAGGTATTAAAGTAAGAGTCCCTTCAAACTATAAACTTCCACCTTTAGGAGCTTTAAATACTCCAAATGGTACACTTACACTTGGTAATATAGAAGTTACAGCAAGTAATATTACTCCTAATGTAAATATAACTGCAAACTTTAGATATACGGAAGGCAATGTAGCAGCTACAACTTTTGTAATATATGGAGCAGCTCTTGCTACTTTAAAACCATACCAACTAACTACTTCTGACTTAGTTTTAGCTGAATTTCCAAATAACCTGAATAGTAATATTAAAACATATACTTGGCCAAATATTGGTTTAATGATAGGATATGTCTATGCAGGTGTAGCTGTAAAAAGGGTATTTAATGGTGTTACCTATATGAGTGATATTGTATCCTCTTGGGTAATTGATATGACCACAAATACTCCAAGAACTATCAAAAATGAACAAGCTCCTACAATAGTTATTAAGTTAGGAAATTTAACTATTGTCCCAAACGCAGATGGAGTTACTGTAGATATAACTGCAAATTTTTCGTCTTTAATTACTCCAGGGAATATCCAAGCAGACACCTTTGAATTTTATCTAGAAAGTAATATTTTAGGAAATACTGATACTACTAAAATGCCTACTAGGTATTCTACTAAGGTCGGCAGTATCGCTGCTACTTCTACTAAAATTACTTGGTCACAAATACCTACAGGATTTTGGTTTAATTTAGGAATTTCCGCTAAAAGAAATTCCGAATTTGATATGGCAGAAACTAAAGTGTTTGTTGGGTGGAAAGTTCCTACAATTACTAGCACAGCCGCTACTACAATAACGTCTACACAAACTGATTTAGATAAATACAATGTTCCGTACTTATGGGATGGTAGTTTTAAATCATTGAATGAGTGGACTGCAAATCCTGCGTGGATATTGTATTATGTTTTAACAGATAAACGTAGTGGTTTAGGTATACCAGACGCAGAATTAGACATTTTTTCATTCTATAATCTTGCACTTTATTGTGATGAAGCGGTTAATGATGGGGCAGGTGTTATAGAGCCTAGGTATACTCTAAATTATCAATTTTTTAATCGAGAGAGTAGCCAGACATTTATTAACTATATCCTTACAATCTGCAATGCTAACATTTCTAATAATGAATTTGGGCAGATTTCTGTAGTATATGATCGTCCGAACATTGCAGTAACTAAACAGGTAACAAATGCTAATGTAGTAAATGGAGATTTTACATATTCTTCTAGTCCTTTAGAATCAAGATCGAGTTCTGTGAATGTTACCTATAATGATAAGTCCTATTTTGGACGTACAAATACAGTTACGCATATTGATGAAACTTTAGTAGCTCGTTATGGCTTGCAGACAGTAGATGTAGTACTTCCAGGATGTACAAGTAAAGGACAGGCACTTCGTAAAGCTAAATGGGCATGTTTTTCTAATGGATACCGTACTAAATTTATAAATTTTAGCGTACTATTCGAAGGTATGCAGTTCAGAATTGGAGAAATAATTCGGGTATATGATAAACATTTAAAAGGCCCACAACTAAGTGGAAGAATTGTATCTAGTGAATTTCCAAACCAAAATACAACGTTATTACTGCTAGACCGAATAATTGACCTTCCAAATAATTCTATTTGCCATATTACTAATGACGGTAATATTATAGATACGGTAGCAGTTAGTTTAGTTACTCAAGCTGGTACGCGCACACAAATTACAGTAAATAAATTGCTAGATATTCCGCCAGAATCTATATTTATAATGAGCAATGAGTTACCGCAACCACCAGTTATTAGTATACCAACTATACCATCTATAGAAGCAGAAAAACTTGCGGCTGCGGATGCTACTAATAAAGTTATTGCAGCACTTAATGCCTACAATGCTGCTGGCGTTCCAAAATTAACCTATAATACTATAACAACAGTTTTTAAAGTTAATCCTAATCTTATTAAGAATTTTCTAAGTTGGGGGCATGAATTATTCGATTATCCAGTAGGAGACTATACTGATTCTGTGTATCATAGCGTAGTAGCAGATAGCGTACTAGGCGCACAATATAAAACTGCTTCTGGATATTATTTGTATATACCACGTACAGCCATTACAAATAATTCATGGACTGTTGTTACTACTTCCCAAATAGCCGCTGGAACTTATACAATATCATTTGATTATCTAGGTGCAGCAAATGGTGCTACTGCATCAGGGCAAAAAAGACAATTAGTTGTACAGTTAGCAGGCTCTAAGTCAAATAATCCACATACTTGGGTTATTGCGGACATACTATGGTATATACAAGACGCTGTTTTTGTTATAGATAATAATACCCCAAATACTCATTCATGGACATTTACTCTTACAGCAGCACAAGTTACTGCTCCTTACTTTGTTCTTCGCTTTTTCCCTAATGATGCTAATATACGTCAATTACCTAAAAACTATACAGATATTTATATAAGTAATCCTAAGTTCGAAGTCGGAAATATAGCAACATATTGGTGTCCAACTGCGGCTGAAGGCGGCATGTCTACTGAATTAGCTAATATTAGGGGTATAGTACTATCTACGGATGAAACTGTAGCAACATTACTTACAGATACTATAGAAATAGAACTAAATGGCAGTTTTTCTACTTTCCCAATAGCTATGGATGATAGAGTATTCTATAGAGCTTATACTGGAACTGAGATTAGTGTACAAGATTTACTATATGTAAAAGCTATAATTGGGCCTAGTATAACTACTAATGAAATATACTCCTCATTTCCTAACTTAACTACTGGGCCACAGACTATAACTACAAAGTATTTTATAGTTAATACTTCTGCAGATATACCTGTAGGAGCTAGAACTATACTTACTAAAACAAAAATTGCTGCTAATGATGCTGCGGCTGCTGAAAAAGCAATATATAAAGCTTTATATGATAAAGCCGCCGGAACTGCGGATAATGCTAATACTGCACTGTATCGGGCACAACAAAATGTAACTGCTGCGGAAGCTGCTAGAAAAGTAGCATTAGCGCAAAAAGAAGCTCAAGATGCGGCGTATAAAGCAATTGCTGCAAAAATACCATTTCCAGATTATTATAAAATAGTAGATATAGAACTGCAAGATAATATCTATTCCATTACCGGCTTAATTGAGATATAACATGGCAACTCCATTTTCAAATCTTACACCAAAAACTACGCCAACACAAAGTACTGCTAACGTACCTGCTAGTTTTGGTAATGTAACTGCCGGACAGTCGGCTCCAGCCGTATCAATATTGCCGACTGCAAGCAGTACTTCTATTACTTCTGTAGGGAATATTCTACCTGCCGATAAACCGACTACTGCCGCAGATTATATTTCACTCTCTAATACCGAATTATCAAGTACTGTTGTTGTTAGTCCGGTTACTGGAGTAGTAGTACCTACTGCTGTAACAGATACTACGATAAGCCCTCCTGAGAATATCCGTGTAACTGCTTCTAGTAATAATGTTGGCAAAGTAACTTTAGAATGTCTTTGGGATTGGGATACCCAAAAACAACATACGTTTCAGCCTGCATATACAATAACATATAGTATTAATAATATTCAAATAGTTAATAATGTTGCTACTATAGGAACAAGCTATACTTTACAAACTCCAAACGAAAATGATGTATATAGTATAACTGTAATTGCAAAAAATCCTACTAGTGGTTTAACTAAAAGTGCTTCTTTCACATACACATACAAAACAACTACAGCAGCAATAGTTCCTAGCGTACCTACTGTTTCTACTACACCATTTCCACCTACTAATGTAGTTGTAGAAGGGTCTACAGATTTACAATGGTATTCGCAAGATATTGTTATTACTTTAAATAAAAATCCAGCAAATGCGGCGGCAAATATCATTATTGTAGGATATTTTGTAGAAGTATATGCTCCAAATACCGGATTAGTGGATTCTTTTGTGGTGCCAGTTATATCTGAAGGTGGTATAAATATAGGTGGAGCTTCGTTTACATATTCAGCATCACAAATCTTCAGCAATTTTAGAAATTACTCTCGTACAGTGACTTTTAAAATATACTCTAAAGATGCTACTGGAAATATAAGTGATAGCATAGAAGCTATTTGTACCAATAATGCCCCTGCAAAAATAACAGGCATTACTTCTAATATTTCTGGAAATTTAGTTTCTTTAAATATTGGAAGTTATGTATTTAGTCAAGAAGCCGAGAATATTATTATAGCAGTTACTTCCTTAGCAAATACTATACCTACTAAAGATACTTGGTTTACAAAAATACCTTGCAATAACGTAACAAGTGGCGTTTCTTTCTTGCTTCCATTAGCAGGAAGTTATTATATTAAGGTAGCTGTAAGTGATGTATATTGTGAGGAATTTTTAAATTGGTCTGCTGAATTTAGAATTACCATCGCAAAGAATTATAATACGCCAACTTATAATGCCACAGATGCAGAAATTAACACTCTAGTAGGCATTTCTACAACTTCTACATTAGCAACCCAGTTAGGTGCTTTTGAAAAAACTTCAAATAAAAATGTTGCGAATGGATATGTAGGGTTAGATGCCAATAATAAGATTCCTGTAACATATATTCCTAGCGCATCTGCTGACTGGAGCACAATTACTAATAAACCTGCCTTACAAGCAAGTAATGCTATATTATCTGCTATTAGTACTTTGGTACTAACTCCTAATATTATGGGAAAGATTGCAATAGTCTATAATAATGCTACTAATACATATACTGCATCCTCAGATACAACTACTTACGCAAGTTCTGCTTCTTTAACAGCACATACTGGCTCCGCTACAATACATTTAAGTACAGAACAAAATGCTTTTTTGGACTACATACTTCCAGAAACTACACCAGTACCTACTGGAAGATTTACTAACGGCACTACATTAGGAAGCTATTTTGCTAATTTAACCGGGAATATTCAAGCACAATTAGATGCTAAAGCGTCTAGCGCAGCTTCAGTTAATTTAGCAATTGCAACAGATACCCCAAAAAATTTAGCTGCTGTAGCTGTAGTAGGGACTTCAACTAATGCTGCTAGAGCTGACCATGTACATAAATTTCCAACTTTAGCAGACTTAGGATTTACTGGAAATAATAAACCAGTATCTGTAATTACTACAGCAGAACCTACTGGCGGTACAGATGGTGATTTTGCTTTTAATGCTGCGGATAAAAATCTATTCCAAAAAGTAGGTACTGATTGGATTTACGTAAATAAAGGAAGTGCTGCAATAGTAGGTGCTGATACTGAAAATGCAGTTATTTACAATAAAACAATTACTAAATCTTTTTCTACAGGGGCATATTATTCTTATATAAGTTTCATGGTGCGCCCAGGAACTAAAACACTTAAAAGTTTTAGGGTAGTTATAAAAAATAATGATAATTCATCTGCGACATATACTTTTCTACATACAGCAGGAACTACTTCATATAGTAATGGACAAATCGCAGGTGTATCTTCTATATATGGTGGATATAATAGATATATAATATCTTTTGAAGTTACTCCTATTTATAGTATAGAAACTGCGCCAGCTACTAATGGTTCAAGTAGTGGTATAAATCCAGTATACCCTAATGGTGGCGCACCAAAGCTAACTGTAAATGTTACCGGAACTTCAGTAACAATAGATTGGTCAATTACACCAGTACCTACAGCTACAAATGTAAGAGTTTATGTATACTATAAACTTACAAGTACTGGAAATTTTTTAAATTTTAGTAGTACAAATACTACAACTAATTCTTGGTATGCTCCATATCCTACATCTGGCAATCCATTTTTACAGCTATCCGGCACATTAACTTCTACATTTACTCAGTTGCAAGCTACTAGCGCTCCAGTAGACTATCAAATCATATATATGACGACTACTGGAAGTATAATTACTACTATAAAATATTCTGATAGAACCGCATCGTGGGTAACTACAACTGCTTCTCCAGCAACAACTGTAGATGTGCCTGGCGCTGTTACTGATGCAACTGGGTGGATAAATGCACTTAAAATTACTAATGCAGATTTGGATACTTTAGAGGGGATTGTTGGTAATGTACAAACAGCGCTAGATGGAAAAGAACTTAAATCTAATAAGGGTATTGCTAATGGCTATTGTCCATTAGATGCTACTGGTAAAGTTGCAGCATCATATCTTCCAGCGGGTACTGGTACTGCTACTGGAAATTATCAAACTGCAAGTTCTGAATTAACAGCAATTGCTGCCATAACTGGAACTGGGTTTTTAAAACGCACTGGTACAAATACTTGGTCAGTAGATACTAATACATATGCTACAACGGCTTCTCTTAGTGGTTATCAGCCACTTGCAACACATCTTACAGGAATTGCCGCATTAAATGCTACTGGTACTGGGTATCTACAAAGAACAGCTACGGGTTGGTCATTTACCTCAAGTGTAAGTACTTCTAGCAGTATTACTGTAACATTAACTGGAGCTGTTACTGGGTCAACTACAGGAACAGGTACTATTTCTATAGCTACTACTCTTGCTACAATTGCAGGCTTAGCGGTAGGAACTTATAAAAGTGTAACTGTTAATGATAAAGGGCAAGTAACTGGCGGAACTAATCCAACCTCACTTTCGGGTTATGGAATTACTGATGCGTATACTAAAACTGACGTAGATACTTCTTTAAGTGGTAAACAACCTCTTAATACTTTGCTTACAGGCATTTCAGGATTAAGTAGTACTGGAACTGGCTACCTACAGAAAACTTCAACTGGATGGGCTTTTGGTACTCCTTCTGGAGGAACTACGGCTGTCCCAGGAGCAACTACACAAGTAATTTATAATGATTCAGGTGTACTAGCGGGGTCAACTGGATTTACATTTGATAAACTGAATAGCAATTTAACAATAGCTGGAGCTTTTACTGCTGGCGGGGATATTACAGCATTTTCCGATATACGTATCAAAGCAAATATACGCCCAATAGATAATGCACTTGCAAAAGTTAAAAAACTTTTTGGAAGATATTTTACTAGAAATGGTATTGAATCTATCGGATTTATAGCTCAAGAAATTAAAGAAGTTATTCCTGAAGTAGTAAGAGGTTCAGAAGAAGAAATGTATTCTGTAGCTTATGGAAATACTACCGCATTATTAGTTGAAGCGATTAAAGATTTGTCTGCTGAGGTCGATAACCTTAAAAAAGAAGTTGCAGAGTTACGAGGTAAAGCATGACATTACCGACAAGTGGGACTATAAAAATGTCTAATATCATGGCGGAATTAGGCATAACTGCAAATACTACTACAAATGTAAACAATAGTTCTCTTAGAAATTTAGCAAAAAAACCTTCTGGAACAATTAAATGGAGTGATTTTTATGGAAAAAGTAATGTAAAACTTATATCGGAATTTCTTGGCACAGTTAATACAGGACTTGTATATAATGCAAGCCCAGTTAGTGTACCCTATTATAATTTATATAATAGTATTATGTATCTTAATAATAGTACTAATACTATGTACCCTAAAACGATAGAAGGTTATCCTTCGCCAAACGACCCTACGCTAAGCAATTTCCTAAATATAACAACTGATGTCACATACGGAACTATGAGATTTTCAGGCACAACTTCTACAGATATACCTAGTAGTTTAAGTGCGCCAAAAAGATCGCTTATTTTACGAGCATCTGGTGGGGTAACACCAGATAATGTTAGGGTTAGAGGGCCAATAATAATTCTTGCACAGGCGGTAAGTTTAACAGCAGGTAGTAACATAAATTTTTGGTGGAAAGTTGCTAGTCCTGCCGGCATAAGCGATGTTTTTGGCTGGTTAGTAGAAGTGAATACAAAAAATACTATTACAATATTAGATTTTTGTGGAACAACTCCAAGTTTTACTGGTAATAATTGGACATTATCTACAGTAACTATTCCTACAACTGGTAGTTATAAAATTGTCTTTTTGAACGGCGCATTTAATAATAATACTACAATAGACGCTAGTTTATATATTGCAGATGTTTTTATGAATTAGGCAATCAAGCCTAAGTGTTCCTAGCACTTTCTAGGAAGATGTAAGGAGGTAATTATGGCAGTAGCCGACTCTGGTATGCCACCTTCAGGTGGATTAGATTTAAATTCTTTACTTCAATCAGCAATAGCAGGAGGTTCTATGAGCAATATCTTTGGCGGGAATGATATGGGTGGTATGGGCGGTGGCTTAGTATTAGGTTTATTACTAGGTCGTGGTGGTTTGTTGGGCAATGGTTTAGGTGTTGATGGAGCCGTTACTGGCGTAGCTCAACCACAAGCTAATATGTCAATTATGTCAGGCATTGGTGATATTAAACAAGCTGTAGCTGTAGCAGAAGCTAATATGGTAGCTAACAATGCTAGCCAAACTGGACAATTGTCTAACCAAATGTCTGGTGTAGCTGCTGCTTTGACTAACACTGTAACAATGGCTAAAGATTCTGCTACTCAGAATACTATTACCTTGATGCAACAGTTAAATGCTTCTACTACTGCTTTAATGAACGATGGTGATAAAACTAGAGCTGCTATTGCTGCTTTGGCTGACCGTATTCCTTCTGCACGTGAAGTAGATTTGGAACGTCAATTAGGCGTTGCACAAGCTGCTAATCGCCAAACTGAGCAATTGTCTGCTATCCGTTCAGGCAATGTTGAAGTTATTAACAACATTACTCAAACACAAAATCAAGCCCAACAACAGCAACAACTTGCTGGCTTGACTGCTTTAGTACACCAGCTTTCTGCTGACCAACGTGTTACTCAAGGTGTTTTGAACATTGGTTCTGGTACAGTAAGCGGCAATAGCCAAACTGCTGCCAATACTCGTGTTGCCTGAGAGGATAACATGATTTGTATTCATGCAGATCAAGTAGTTATCTATAATACAGATAACGATGCTAGTTGCGGCAATTCTGAGAGTGACGGCAATAATGGGAATAATAAATCTACAGCTATTCCAGTAGAAAATGTTGCTCCCGTAGTTCAACATGGTATTAAAGTAATAGAGTAAACTTATGAGTCCTTTAGAAATGCAAATACTGCAACAAATAGCCCAATTGCAATCTAGTATTGGTAAAAATACTCCTTTGGCTAGTCCAGAAACTCTAACTGTACCTAGTATAGTAAGTAATTCTAGTTTATCTGAAGAAGATGTGCGAAGGATAGCCAAGCAGGTATTAGTTGATGAGATAAATGCACTAAAGGACTCAGCACAAACTGTCCCAGTAGAAGAAGTGCAAGATATTTCTCCTACAATGACAGCAGTTACTAAAGCATTAACTGAAGATGAACGAACTTGGTTACTGCAAGCAGATAATCTGCCACAAGTTGAAGCATCTATTCCAGATTTTTTAAATACAGAAGATGGTATTCTTGCCATTCAATCCTTTTATCTATATTACCGAGGTCTTTATGGAAATTAAAGTAAAACATTATGTTGAAGCAACAGAAGAATGTGCAACCGAGTTGTACCACATTGCCCATGATGCCGCAGTCAAAGTATATCCTACTGCAATCGAACAATCTGCTGGTATTGCTGCGGCTGAAACTGCTTTCACCACGAAACTTAATCTACTACTTGCCCAAGCATATGAAGTAGGTAAGAAAATGGGAAAACTATCTGCCGATATGGAAGATACTAAAATGTATTCTATGTAGGAGAAAGTTATGGGATTGGATCCTTTTAGTTCTGCCTTTGATTTGATAAAAACAGGTCTTGATAAGATATTTCCAGATGCTGATACTGAGTTAAAAGGTAAATTAGATGCTGCGGCGGCAGAAATTAGTAATACTTTCCAACTGCAATTACAGCAAATAGAAGTAAATAAGGTAGAAGCAGCTTCCGGTAATGCTTTTACTTCTAGTTGGCGGCCTTGTGTGGGTTGGATTTGTGCTTGTTCACTAGCTTATAGTGCTATTCTAGAACCAATACTACGATTTGCAGCTATGGTTATCTTTGACTATAAAGGAAACTTTCCCGTAATAAACGAAGATATTACAATGCAAATACTATTTGGAATGTTAGGTATAGGTGCTATGAGAAGTTTTGATAAATACCACGGGAACGCTAAAAAATGATTACAAAACAACAACTAACTTTACTAATGCCACACGCTTCTGAGAAAAATGTTGAAAAATTCTTAATACCACTTTGTACGGCTATGCAGAAGTATCGTATAAATACTCCACCTAGAATTGCAGCTTTTTTAGCTCAACTAGAAGTAGAAAGCGGCAGTTTGTATTATGTTGAGGAAATTGCTTGCGGTAGTGCTTACGAAAAGCGTAAAGATTTGGGCAATCTATGTGAAGAAGCACTTTCTGCGGCTCATTCTAAGAAAAGTACTACAGGTAAGTTCTACAAAGGACATGGACTAATTCAAATAACCGGCTTTTACAACCATAAAGAATGTGGAAAAGCTCTTGAGCTTGACTTAGTTAATGAACCTACTTTACTTTGTGAGCCTGAATATGCTGCTGCTAGTGCTGCTTGGTTCTGGGATACTCATGGATGTAATGAATTAGCTGATGTAGGCTTATTTGGTAAGATAACTAAAGTAATTAACGGCGGTTATAACGGTGCTGAGGAACGTCTTAAGGCTTATGGACGGAATAAAAAGATACTTTCAGTAAAGTAGAGCTGTGGCGGAGGTTATCCGCCACTATTTTACTTAATAAAGGTGACTAAATGCCCATTTACATGCACATATTTCTTTGCTTGCAATGAACTTATGATACGCTGCATTTCTATATCTGACATTAGGCTGAATTTAGTGCGTAAGTCGTACTTTGTTACTGTCTCCATTGCTTCAATATGCGCTAATACTTTTAATTCATGTTGGCGATTCTTATGAAATTTACTTGGATTTACCATTAGAATATTTTTCCTTTTTCAAGAGCTAATTTGAAGTTTAATGCCTTTTCATAGCTTGGAAATGCTAATTGAATGAAAGGATTTTGCTGTTCTACAAGATATCCTTGTACTAGCCAAACTTTAGCTGGGTCTAAATAAGTTATCTTAGTGTACATTTCGGACTCTTTTTAATATAAAGTAACTATCATCTTCAAAAATGAACTTGTCATTGTCATCTTCTAGTTTTTGGTAGGCTACATAGTTTTCTATACAGATTTCCATGAACTCAGCCATGTCTTGTTCCTGTATTTCACCACCAAAAGCCGTTAAAATATCATTAGCAATAGTATTTCTAGGCATCTTGCAGGCTCTTTCTAAATTGTCTAAGTTCATATTCCATTCTGGCTAGTTTGCACTTGAAATCTAGTAATGGTAGGTTGTTGTCACGATGTATTCGTATCTTTCCATGACAATCGGATATTTCTACAAAGGTGTATCTACTTAATGTTTGCCCTCTATTCTCTAAATCCTCGCCATCAAAGCAAACTATGCTTCCAGTATAGTGTGAAGTTTCTTGATTAAGCCAAATTCGGCGGTTGTAATTGATCTTGCTCATCTAGTAGTCCTATTTCTTTGGTTTTAATGGAAAATTTAATATGAGTTTTCTTATTGCCTTGTGAATCATAGTTTACATTAACAACTAAGTCACTTAGCATGTTTATATCTCGTAAAGCTGGCTCAATTACTTTGTCACGAAGGTTATTAAAGCGAGTATACTCTTCTGGCGAGTAACCCATGAGCCTTTTAAACTCTGCAATAGGTAAGCGCACTTTTCTAGCTACTTTCCACTTATTTAATATACGATACAAGCGTATACTATGTACACTTTTCATCTGTTTGGTGTTTTGCAAGTTATAGCCGGAATATAATTTACTTTCCCCAAATATACAAATGAAAGGAATAATATCTCTATGCCATTTTATAAGCACTTTAGATGTTTCAGGGTCGTAAATTGCTGAATGTACCCAATGAATAATTGTTTTACTGCTTGCTTTAGCTTCTGGATTAAGTAAAGAAGTTTTTAATGTGAGTGTTCTAGTCATTAAACTTCTAGCTGATTGCTCCATTATTTGATAAGCTGAATGTTTGTCCAAGTTAAACCAATCTGCATACTCTTGCAGGTCTACTTCATAGTATGTATCCTCGTCTATTGCTTCTTTTTGGAATATCTTACCAAGACAGATTTGCATTAGTTTTATTTCGCCAAGATGCAGTTTATGGTAGCTATCTAGTATTTCGTGTCCTTCACATATAACTAAATCTTTCATATTTTCTCCGATTGACCAGCGACTATATTAACATGATTTTGTAGGCGATACAAGTTTCTGCTGCATTTTACTTTGTCAAGTAGTTTATTAGCAACCCACACTCTCCCCCAAATGTCAATACCCTCTATTTTTGTAGTCGTTACCCTCTAAAAGTGTAGTCGCTTATCCTCTGTAGCCCTTGCCAGCCGTGGCTTCCGGTACTCCTAAAAGCTATTAAAAGTTACAATCAAAAACCGCACTGCTACTATATTATTATATACAATAACATAATCAGCAAAATAGCATATAGTATTACTAAATCTGCATAATACAATCTCAGCCACGATGCAAATTGCCGCTGGTAGGGTAGCAATCCCGCCTAAAATCGCCCAGAATCGCCCCAAAATCGGCAGAATATCCACTCAAATCGCCGCAAAACGTGGGTAATTGCCGTGGCGAAGCAGCCGTAAATACTAATACTAATCGCAAAACATGCTGTAACTATAAGTTATGTAGCTGTGCCGTATGGATAATTGTAGTAGCTGTTTGCTGAATTGTCTGATAGCTTCGCCGGAGCTGCATTGGCGTATATAATATAAGTAATAGTGTAATAAATGCTGGATAGCTGCGCCGCGGAGCTGCATACAATAATAATAATATGTAGCTTCGCCGCTGTTAGTTGTTGTATTTGGTGGTGTAGGTGCATGGATAGCTTCGCCGCACCCGTTGATACAGTAATATATATACGCACGTACATGCCGTATAAAGCTGGCGAAGCTACATAATGCTCATGTTAGCATGCCGTACTACTGATAGTTGGTATGTTGTGCTTATTTTGTGTTGTAGGATAGCTGCGCCGGGTATTATATATACGTACATTGCCGGGAGCTGCATATAGTATCAATACAATGTGTACATACAGTATAGTTGTATGTTGCGGATGTTGTATGCTGCGGATGTTGTATTGTAGGATAGCTACGCCGAAGCATTTTATAATATATATATAATACACCTCCCGTTCGGTAGTTGTGCGGCGGAGCTGCATATGTAGTATCCGTAGTGGTGTATAGGTATGGTAATGTAGTAGCTGAGTAGCATAAGTGTATGGATAGCTGCGCCGAGCCGTATAGTATTATAATGCATACAGGTATCCGCTTGTAGTGCTGGCGAAGCTGCATTTGTAGTAGTAATAGTAAATATAATCGTATATTAGCCGTTGTGATTGGGTTTGCCGTAGTATTATTGTATATATAATAGGTAGGCGTGGCAAAGTAGTATTTAGATAGTAATTATAAGGTGCTATGGTGGAAAAATTTGGTATGTAGATGGAGGTCGCCTAGTAAGTTTACGCAATATCACCAGTTCCGCCAAGTACCTTACCCCTAGTACCACTAGCACTAGGGGTTTTGTTGTTGTTACTTGATTAAGCTTGGCATGTGCCAGGCAATGATAATTGTTATTGCTACTAGCAGTAGCTCAATGATGGCGCCTGCCAACAACAGCACTACTTATCCCCCTTGGGGAGGGTGACATACCATCCGACTGGTATGGATAGCTCATCCACT